GATAATATATCTTCAACTACAAATGTTCTTATGTCTTCTAAAGCTTTTGGATCTTTGTCAAAAAATTTCATAAACTTTTTTGCTTCATTTAATGAGATTCTTTTAGGCGTAGCCAGTAATTGAACAGCATCAATCGGGTCTAAAGTTCCTTCATTAAACTTTCTAATTATTGTTACTTCTTGTGCTTTTGCAAAAGCCTCTTTTGCATCAGCTACATCTTTTAAAGCTTGTACTAATGGCTTGTTTTGATCTGTAGCTCTTTTAAGTATTTGATCTACAGCTGCTTTGTCTATCTTATCTGTACCTGCTCTTGCTATTATTTCACCTAACTTTTTGACTTCAGTCCATTGGTCACCAAACAACTGTTTACCCGTATCACCAAGTTTTTGAATGTGATTATTAAAAGCAGCACCACTAAACTTACCATTCGTAAGTTCACCAAATTCATTTAAACCAGTTTTTTGTATGCCTTTTTCCAAATAAGTTCTACTTAACTCACCTCTTAATAGTTGAGCCTCATCATCACCTAAAGCCTTAAATAATTGCTTTAATCTTTCTGGACTGTCTTGTCTAATAACTCTGTCAAAAAATCTGTCAATTTCAAATTTTCTTTTTTCTGTATTTTTACCAAAGTTTCTTAATGATCTTATTACACCAAAAGTATCTAAATCCTCAAACAATTGTCTTTGTGTTTTATAACGAGTCATCACAGTTTCTCTTAATTGTGATGCTTCTGCTAACTTATCTTTTTGTGCTCTTGAAAGTCCTTTCAAAGCGGCAAGATCAGATAAATTCGTTCCTTCAACTAACTCATCTAAATTACGAATAAATCCATTTATTTCAGGACCTAACTCTCTTATAAATAAAGCATTTTCTCTAAAAAGAGCATCGTTAAATTGTTTTCTTAAAA